GCTGGTGCGGCCACAGGCACTTCTGTAAACAAGTCCAACAAGTTCGTCATGCGCGCGTCTTTGCCGAGCATGTTGTCGTAGACCTTTTCGTCGAACGTGCCTTTGGCTACGATCACGATGGTTTCGGTCTTTTCGGTCTGACCGATGCGGTGCTGGCGCTTGGAGCCTTGCTTGAAGTGCTCCAGATCGTCAGTCGGGCCAGCCCAGATCGTGGCAGTACCCTTAGTCAGGGTGTAGCCGTGAGCGATTGTTTTGGGGTGGCCAAAAATTGTTTGGTACACACCGGCCTGGTAGCCACGCACGATCTCGTCTCGTTCCCGGTCAGACGAGCTACCGTCGAGCAGGGCAAACGTAATACCGCGCTTTTCAGCTTCTTCGATCAGCAAGTCGCGCTGGTGCTTCCACTGAAAGATGACCAGGCTGTGCTTGCGCTGCTCGACCAGATCGAGGATTAGCTCGTAGCGCGCACGGTCGACAATCTGATAGCCGCCTGTGCCGTCGTACACAGCGCCGCTGGCTATTTGCAACAGCTTGGTGCGCACGGCGGCAGCGTTGATAGCTGTCATGGTCGTTTTGTTGAGGTTCAGCATTTGCGTCATCTCCAGCTCCAGGTAGGCTTTGAGCTGCTTGGCTGTCAAGTCGTACGGAATTGAATACTTGTGGTTGGCTGGAATGTCGACGCAGTCTTCGAATTTGTGTCTAACTACGATGTCAGATAACAAGCCGTAGACAGCTTCTTCGGCGCCTTCCTTGTCTATCCAGCGGACCATCTCGGCTCTGTGGCCAACTGACTTGGGTGTGCAAACAGCGTCGCGGAACTTGTAGAAGCTAAAGCCCAACCGTTTGCCGTTGTCAAGCAGCTGGACTTGGTGCCAGATGTCGGTGATGGAATTGCTGGTTGGTGTGCCAGTCATGCAGCACCGGTATTTGAAATACTTGGTGATCTTGGCAATTGCTTTGCTGCGCTGGCTGGTGTGATGTTTGAAGCCAGTCGATTCGTCGACGACAAACTCGTCGAATCTTTTAAAGAAAGCAGGCTTTTGAGCAACCAGCCATTTGGAGGCGTCAATGTTGGTGATGTAAATATCGGCGTCTTCGGCAAACGCTTCGACGCGGTTGGCAGCGTCGGCGACCGACACTTTCAAGTGAGGTGCGAATTTGGCAATGTCGTTTTTCCAGACACTGCGCAGCAGCGAGCGCGGCGCTACCACCAGCATGCAGCCGCTGCCTTTGGCCCGGCGCTTTGCAAACGCTATGATGCGCACAAAAGTCTTGCCGGTGCCGGGGTCAGACAGGTCCAGAACAATGTCTGATTTGGTGTTGTGCGCCAGGGAAATTACCTGGTGTTTCATGGGTTTGGCAAGGGTCATTTTCGTATTCCTACAGTGCAATGGTTGGTTCCGTCTGGGCCGTATGGGCACCAGCGGCAACTGAAAACATTTGGATTAGGTGGCCAGCTGTCACACGAAGTGAGGTCTGTGCCACGCTGGTTGAAGCTGCGTTTAAAGCGCAGGCTTTGGTCGCGGGTAAAACTGTTCAAAGTAATTTCTTTGACGTCGAGGTACCAAAGTTCGGCGTGGATCACTTCCAGCTCGGGAAAGCGCAGAAAAGCAGTCAGCGCATAGAGCTGCAATTGCTGGGCGTGTTTGACTTCGTTGCCAAATTTCTTGCCAGATTTGTAGTCAATCACTACGGCTTCGGTGTCAGAGGCATGGACCATGGCGTCCAGCTTGAGGCGAAGCCAGGCTGTTTTCCACGGTGCGATGTTCCAGTCTTTGTCGTGACCCCACTCGCCTTCCAGAGACACTTTGCCTTGGGCAAACAAGTGCTTCATGTGAATGAACTCGGCTTCAAACTCTTTCATTTCGGGCACGAAAGGCCCTGTGCCGCGGACGAAGTGCTCAGCTGCATCGTGAATGCGCGAGCCGCGGTCGTTGGCATGTTCTGTTTTGCCGGCAGGCAACGGGCGGGGTGGCTCTGGAATCTTCTGGTCGTGTTTGAGATAGCAAAGGAACTTGCATTTTTCGAAATCGCCGAGCTTTGAGTAGGACCAGGAGTTAATCATTTAATCTTTCTTAGAACGAAGTTCGATCTTAGATAGTTGAACCTGATACGTCAAATTTTTCGTCTTCCAGCTGCATGTCGACCACTTCGTCGGACATGAGATGGTCGTTTTCGCTTTCCAACGCGCTGTAAATCCAGTCGGCAAAGTCGCGCATGAATTGGGTGAACTGATCTTCGTCCGGCTCGCCGACTTCGTCACAGCCCCAATCTGGAATTTCTACGCTCATCGTGTGCGAGTGTGAGTAACGGCCAGACGTTGTTATCTTGGCGCTAAAGTATTCATTGCCCAGCAGACGCTGAGTGATCTGCATGGCGTGCAGCTCAGTCGCTATGCGATACAGCTCTTCGTCGTTGCAATGCGCTTTGATTTCTTCGACGCCTTTGGGGTTGAAGGAGTACCGGCCGTGAAAACAAGCGCCGTCACCCTGGCTGCAGAAGCCGGAAAACGAAATATTAATTTCGTTGTACGTGCCTTTGTTGCCAGCACGCGTTTTTGTCTCTTCAATGTCCAATCCCAAAATTTTGGCGATTTGGTTGGCGTCTTCGTAGACGCCGTCCCACCACTCGTAGTCCAGATAGTGTTCGGTGTAACGCATTGCATCTCGGGCTTTGTTTTTGGCGCTTTCGTTCAACTCGCCAAACGTGTATTCGCGGCAGTCGTCGCACGAACCGGTTTGGCCGACTTCGAGTTCAGAGCCGCATTCGTCGCAACAGGTTTCTACTTCAGTCATGATGTAAGCCTTGCAGTAACGCGCTGTATAGTGATGAAGTCGGCAATAGATTTTTTAATTTCGACGCATTGCATTAACGGAAAGTTGTTGTCAATGCTGATTCGCGGATAAAAGCGCAACGAACCACTTACTTCTTGCGCTAATGACCCGATTACTTCGTTGTCGGCGAGTACTGACCAGCCGTTTAGACTGGCCCAGTGAAAGAATTCGACCTTCATACATCGATCGGTATCGTCTCGCCAAACGGCGCTTCGACATCAGAGGTAGCGCACCACATCACGGGGTAGTCAGGCGCTGCGGGGAACGAGCCGTACATATCGGTCAAATACACAAAGCACACGGGCTTAAGGTCGTGCTCAGCAACGTAGTCGAATGGTGGCCCGAACGCTGTACCGCCGCCGCCGTGCATGTCGAACTTCAGCTCGTCGTGCATGCTGAACGTGTCGACATGGTTGACGCTGGAGTCGCAGTAAATCACCGTGGTGCTGGACGGCCGTGTGCTCTGCACGATGGACTTGATCTCGCCGCCAAAGGCGTTAAGCGTGGCTTGGTCGATGGAGCCGGATGTGTCGATGGCGACAACGATTGACCCCATGCTCTCGCTGTACAGACTCGGCAAGAAAATACCTTGTGCCTGGAAGCGACGGTTGGGTCGGGTCCAGCTGTAGTCTTCCTTGTTGACTTCGGTGACAAAGCGGCGCAGCCGGTCGCGCCAGTCGACTTTGGGCGTGGTCAGTTCTTCAATGAAGCGGTTGAGGCTGCCAGGCAGTTTGCCCTGCATGCGCGCAGACGTTGCAGCTTGTATGGTGGCAATTTTCCAGTCAGCAGCGTCGGCTTCGGTAGACTCGGTATCGCCTTTCTGAACGTCCTGGCCCAAGCCGCCTGTTTCGCTGTCGTCGTTTTGGCTTTCGGGCAACAGAGCATAGACTTGGTCGGTGCTCATGCCGGCATATTGAGGGTCCAGCAGCCAGCCTTTGCCAATATTGAAGCCGCTGTCCTTAAGCATCAGGTTGATGACAAAGTCACCGGCAATGTTGAACTTTTTAGCGTTTCGGTCACCGCGCCGGGTGATGTGGTCATACACGCAGTGCATGACTTCGTGAGCAATGGCAGACTTGGTAAGGTCAGCGCTCAGCTCGTTGACAAAGTCAGGGTTGTAAAAAATCTGTCTGCCGTTGACTGCCAGAGTTGGTATGTCTGTGCGCTCTACCAGCCGCAGGCGCAGAGCCAGCTGGCCAAAGAACGGAAAGTCAAGAATGAGGCCCGTGCGAGCGCGGGTAAGCTTTTCTAAAATGTCTTTGTTCATTGTGTTAACCGGTTGGTAATTATTTCGGCGCGCAAATCTTTCCACACATCGTCGTCTT